TCGCCAGTCACCTTTCCTGTCAAACTCCACGGCAACAAGAACGGCTGTTTTGGTATTCGGCATTCGCTCACTACAGCTTATCCAACCATCCGGAGTTACCGGAACTTGCGGAATGGCTGTCTGCTCTCGAACGTCATTAGGCGCTATAGGTTCTGCTGCCAACTGACTGGCATATTTGTTAATGGTAACGATAAGCTCTTGCTCAGCCTCATCCAGACAATCACCGATACCTCGCCTGTCACCGTCAAAATCATCGAAATCGACACGAATCTTGACAACCTTCTGGATTGCGGACAACACCTCACTAGGAATTACCGGATAGTTGGTTGACGTTTCCGCGATTTCCCGAAAATTATTGGTTGACGAATTCTTGTTTTCCCGAAAGTTTCCGGACTGAAGCATAGCGGCACGGCAGGCGTTCCAGCCTCTCACCTCTGCAATAGCGGCAACAGCATCAACCGCGTACATGCTAAGAGGATTAGGCATTGGTTTTTCTTCCGGTACTACTGGAACGGGGGGAGCGGCGTAGACCTCAATAATTCCATTATCAATAGGCCATTCTCCATCCTTGAGGTAGTCACTTGTGCCGTCAACTTGCTGTTCTGCAATGTGGAATGCACCTATTGGTTTTGCTTCCAGCGATGCCAGAGCAATCCGTGCCAGTTCTTCCGCTTCTTCTGCTGGCAGTACAACGTTGCTACCCGGTCCGTATGTTTCGCGCCACTGCTTGATTGTCAGTAGTCGATCTTTGGTTATAGTGGTCATTTGTTAATCCTCAAAACTTTATGCCCGGGCGCAAAAGCACGCGTTTTGTCTTTGCTTATTCGCCAGCCATCCTTGCGCGCCTCTTTTGCACAGCCAGCCCATGACGTACCTATATACTCACCGAAGTCTGGCGACTTATATTTGCCATCTGTACATTGGAGGCAATCACAATAGAGATGCATGGTGTAACTTGCAGCGATAGCCATATCACTCTCCTTTAGTGCGCAAGTGGTTTTTCCAGCGGTTTTGCGCCGCGCTGGGCTTTTTGCAAAAACCACAATCCATCACCCCGTAATATTTCATCAACCCCATCCGTCGGTTGCTGAGTCTCACCCACTGCCAGACGCCAGGAGCGTTTCTACGAACTAACAGAATCTTTGCTTTACGGTTTTTCATCTTACTGCGTACCCTTTCTTCCGCCTGTTCTGTGACGCAGTAGGCTTACGCTTTGCGGCAAAAGCCACCTGACCAAATGGATGGAGTACCGCTATCTTATGGTTGCTAATAACCAGCTCCACCACACGCACAGGTCGCTGTAAAAAAAGTCGTTTTGCCTTACGGTTTTTCATCGCTTTGCTCTCCTGCGTCTCTTTGCTGCTCGTCGTGCCGCTGCAATACCGGTATGGCGGCGCTTTGGTGCCGGGATGATGTTGTCAGCCATCAGGACATGTGGCTTTGCAATTAGCGCAGAAGCCCAAAAACGAGTCGGGTACGGTAACAAACCGATACATGCCACACGCACTACTCACCCTCTTTGATGCGAATGCCTGCGGCGCGTGGCACATTAACTTCCACGATGCGCACTGTTGGTTTGTACATCTCAATCGCTGTCAGCCAGTCAGCTCCTGTCATGCGCTTTTCCGCATCGCCATTAGTCCACTGAACCGGTACACCAATAGCCTTCATCGCGATTTCTATTTCCCCGGCAATGGCGCTTTTTCCGCAACCAGTAAAACCAGAAACAACGACAAGAACTTCACCTTTGGCTGGTTTTATTTCCCGTGCTTCCAGTTCTGCAATGCGCTTTTTGTCTGCTTCCCGTTCATCCAGTAGTGCCAGCACGGTTTCTGGTCCGGTCAGAAATTTGAAGGCGTTGAGCGCATCAATATCCACACCGTAATCTTTAAGTTCCTGTTCACTTAACAAATCATCATCAACTGGCAACATTAACAGGCGTTCCATTGCTGGAGTTGCACGTTCTGCCGCCTCACGCAGTGCCTGGTAATTAATTTCGCTCACTGGCTGCCTCCTTTGCGGAGTTGCGCTTCGATGCACGAAAAAAAAGACTCCCGAGTATGACTGTTAAGAGCTGGTGCGAACGCCGCGTTAAGAACGGCAGCATCACAGCCGTCATCAATATAGAGCGCAATTTTTTTCTCCAGGCGCGCTTTGGCTTCCTGCAACTGCATACCCCGGCACGCACGCGGGATATAATCAGCAATTTGAGCGATAGCTTTTTCGTTCTGTTTAAACATGCTTCACCTCGATAGGCTTGATGGTGTCTAACAGCAGACGACGGCGCGTATTTTCTGCAAAGTGGCGGCGTCCGGTATCTTTGTGGTAAAACTCATTTTTGCCGACGCCCCACATCCGCTCTGTTTGGTGCAGTTTTTTTACCTGCGGACCGTCTTTGGTGATCACGGTGCCGGTATGGGTTTTTACGATTGTCATGCCACTACCTCTTCGAACAGATGAACGAGACAGGCCGATGCTCGTCCACCTGAAAAACTGACGATTTGATGCATACTCACGGTTTATTCCTGAATGCGCTTAAACTCGATTACCCACACCCAGGGATTAGCGTTCCAGCTTTCTTCACCATAGATGGATTCCCACAGGCGCTGGAACGCAACCTTGGCCATTGCGAAATCCCCCTTGGGAGTAAGGAATGTTCCCGGGTGATCAGGAAGCAAACTTCCAGCAGGCGGAACGCCCTCAGCCCTTGCATCGCATTCGCTGATATCGTTCAACCGTTCAACGCGCACGTTGGTAATTTCCAACAGAATGCGTGATGCCCATCGCGGCATGTGAATTGATGGACGCCACCCACCATCAAACTTTTCATTCACAGTGTGAGGTTTCCAGTCGGCATCATCGGGTATCGACCATAAGCCGTAATCACCAGGTTTTTGCTCGCAACTGGCCCGATAAATCCTTGCTGCGTTCTTCTCATCGCCACGACAAAGGTTGTCGTTCCAGTCCACACTGCAACCATCCTCATTGCCTAATATCGCCCATGTTTCACGAACCCAAATTCGATCGCCGACGATACCAAATGGGCAATTGAAAACACTGCTTACACCATCAGCCCCGTACCACTGAAAACCTGCACCAATTTTTCTAACCATCACTGGTGCTTCTGGACCAACTTCCGCAGGCTGATTTTTCATTATCCGCCGCGTCTGCGTTTTCCTTCCTTCGAGGATGGCCCGGACCATCTCATCGTTGAAAATCATGCCGCGCTCTTTCACTTCGCCTTTCATGCATCCCCCTTACCCATGTGCGACGATGCCGCCAAAAGTGATAGAGAACAGCCAGAAATAGATCGCGGCCATAATGATTTTGAATGCCGTGTTCATATTTTCAGCTCCTGTGATTGATTGGATACATGCCGCGCCTTGCGGCATGTTTTTATTTTCACTTTCTCTGTTTTAAAAATCAAGATTTATTAGAGCAATTATTGTTGGTGAAGAAGCGCATTTTCATACTCCCTGACCATTAACGTAAGCACGCCGTGCCTCCTGAAAACACGCGCCACTTCAATCTTATCTTCCAGCGCGAACGCGATTTTACTTAGACCAATTTTCTTAAGGAGATCAATCTTTGCTGGGCCGTCATTTGTGTCATCGGTGGCAGGACGCATAGATAGCAAAGGCTCAGCCCCGTTTGTTACGTACTTCCGCAGCCAGGCTCGTGTTTTATCCCTTGCGATCTCACAGCGCCCGGTTACAAACCAGACCGTGTAAACGTTAAATAACTGGCGCACCATATCAATAACTGGAGTAATGGGAGTATCGGTGTCACAGGCGAGATTAAACTCGTTCCAGTCCTTTGTTAATGCACCTTTACCTGGTGGCGGAAGCAAATGCAGTCTGTCTTCAGTTGCCTCTGATATTGTTCCATCAATATCGACTATGACGATATACGGACGTTCCTGGTGTGCATGTTTATTGAAAATACTCAAATGCCCTCCTCATTGGACGAAAAAAATGCTGGTGGGCGCACTCCACCAGCATTAAAAGTGACACTGTAACTGTCAGCGAACGTAAATAGTGCCGCCGTTCTCTTTTTCCCATGCATCGCTACGTGCATAGCAAACATCGAGAAGTCTTCTTGCCGCTGTTTCCTCTAAACCCAATTCGACAACCAACTGCTCATGACGGCGGGTAACCACATCAAACAGGGTATGCAGCCCTTTAGCTGCCAGATCATCAATAAATTCCGGTTCGAACGGCAGCTCTGCATCTGCCAACATAACCTCTTGCGCCCACTCGACACGGCGGACCAGTTCCGGGCGGCGGCTTTCCATCTCTTTACAGATCAATTCATGGAAGAACTCTACCCAACCTTCCGGCTGGAACTCGCGGAAAATGGCCAGCGGCTGGAAGTTTGGCATCAACCATTCGTTGATTCGGATATCAATGGCATAGCCCATGTCGCAGCAGAACTGATAAGCAAAGTCCAGCTTAGAAACGATATAAGGACGCTCGTTATTGAACTCTTTAGGCGATGAGATCCCATAAGCCAGGAGGCGCGGGAAGAAGGAGATTTGCCCTAACGTCGGATGAAGTTTGCTTGCAGGGAAACGGCGCTCAGTAATGCCATACATTTCCTTCTTGAGCGTCGCAAATTTGGCATTCTCATTAACCAGCGCGGTAACCTCTGCTTTTTTATTAGCAAATGCCACGCGCGCTTCGCTTGCATCTTTAATAGTTTTTTTGAGCTGTTGGTTAAGGTCGGCGACCTGCTTACGCAGTTCCTGTCGCTCGCTTTTAGCTTTGTTATAGCGTTTCTCAAGGTTAAAAGGATCAAGTTTCATGATCTCTTTATATTGAGATTTTAGCGTTGAAATCTGTGAGTTCCGCAGTTCAACCATCGCGGTCATTCCATTGAGTTTTGTTTCCAGCTCAATGCTTATACGTTCGGCATTATCAGCACGCTGGTTGGCGTCATGCGTCGCATCGTCGATCGCGTCCTGTTGCTGGCGTTTCAAATGTTCAATTTGCAGCTGAAGCTCTTCAATTTCTTTACCCTTCAGACCGAGATCCAACTGCATATTTTCAGCTGCATCTACCAGGGAGTTATGGCTATCAGCTTCTGCGTTATAAACATCAATAAGCTGTGCGTGAAGCATCTCCGCTGACTGAACCGCATTATCAAAAAAACGTGCTGTGAGGTCATCACAACTAACGCGGCGTTGCGCGGCCCGGATGTTCTGGATAATGGCCGGGATACCGGCATTCAGGACATCAGGGATAGATACATTTTCGATTGATTGGTTTTGTGCTGAAGTGCTCATTTCAAAGTTCCGTATTAGCTTGTGCTTCGGTCATTTTTCCTAAGTATGAAGGAGGAAGGACTACGCAATTTGTATCCAGTCCCTCACCTATGGCAGCCTGTAAAATTCTGGCTAAGGTGAGTCTCTTGTTGCGATACCTGGTGATGACATGCCTGATACCGCCGGTCGGCGTAACAAAGGCGATCAGCCAGTAGTGATATTTCCGTCGGAATGGCCACATAGTGCACCTTGTAGATTGCTCTAATAAAAAACGTGATGAGTGTACATCACGCTTTAAAAATATGGAATTATTAGAGCAATATTATTCTGATTCTCGCTCAAAAAATGAGCTGATAAGGGGAAGCCAATCCTCTGACACTTCGCGAGGTCGCGGTTTGCCGTGGAAAAAGATTATTCGGCAGTCTTTTGGTAATGCCCCATTCCCCCTGGAGTAACGCGCGCTCGCATATTTTGAACCAGGTTCCACAACATCGGCCTTGTAACTTACAAACCATCCTGGATACAGATCCTGAAATGCTGGTGTATCATCGCCCATAACCTTTCGTAAGAACCCCTGGTCACCCCAGCACTCAGTAGTGACACAACGAGAAATCCAACCTTCCGGATCTTGCCAGAATGAACTCCAGATATGCGCTTTAACACTATTTGGTATCCACAGGGCACCGCTGCCACGATATTGTGGATGGTAAAAATCCCTAAGCATGGTGAAGCTGGTTGGTGGATGCTCTAGGATTGGGCGTATATCACCGGCAATAACCGTGTCCAAATCCAGATAGAACAGATCATCGGTTATATCCGGTCGGAACAACTCGATTTTCGCCCACCAGCCACGGCACTTTTGCCACTGGTTGATCAATGGGACAACTTTGACGCCAGGTACATGTAAACGCTTCAGGTCTGTCAGGCAAATAATTTCATAGCCTTTTGGCAGTTGATTAACCAGCCACTGCACATCGGAAGCGTTATAGTCACCACCAGAGCGAAAAACTAAAGCAATCTTCATGCTGCACCATCACCTTTCACTTTCATCAATGTCAGGTTTCCGCAAAATACGGCACCAGTGTCGATATACTGCTGATCCCAGAATGTCTTCGGGCTTTTCACCGGAGTGTGACCAAAGATAAAACGATCTGCGCCCGAAATTTCGCCACCAATATCATCCATCGAATCACTGATACGCTCGCGCGCCCAGACAACGTTGAAAAGCGGCACCTCCTTACCGAATTGGTATTCATTATCCGGATAGTCGGCATGGGCTATAACGATAGTTTCTTGCCCGGTGTTCAACTCAATGATATAGGGCAGACGCTTTACCAGCTCCACCAGCGCCCTGGCTAATATTTCCTGATCAGTGTCCAGCATGAAGAACCATTGTCCGCCATTCATTAGCCAGTTATTCACGTTGCCATCAGGACTTAACGCATCGAGCATCAACCGCTCATGGTTCCCCATCACTGCCCTGAACCAGGGCATCTGCAATAGTTCCAGACATTCGACATTTTCAGTACCGCGATCGATAAGGTCGCCGACCGATATCAGTAAATCCTGCGCCGGGTCAAAATCCACACGATGGAGTTCGGACATCAGTCTGGTGTAGCAACCATGCAGATCACCAACAACCCAGACATTCCTGTATTTGGTACCGTCGATACGGTGATAAATTGTGGGTTCCATCATGTATTCTTCAGCCATTCTTTAAGAGTCATCTGCGGAATACCTCCCATTTTCCCGCATGAAACAACGTCAATCTGTTCACGCGCAGACTGGAATAACAAAGGCAGGTGACTTAGATTTTTTGGCGTGCCGCCGGAGTGAACGCGTAGTTCTTGCGTAGCGTCAACGCCCACCAGAGCTACATGTTTGAATCCGATATGGAAAGCCAGGTTCAGAGCACCATATGCACTATTGCCGCTGGCAATTTCATTCTCATCTTCGCAAAGGCCGAAATGTGCGGACCAGCGCCACGCCCACCACTCGGGAGAATTCGTATTTTTTGGCTCCATGCCGCGTTCAGCCACACGACGGAAGCACAGAACGCCATCTCTGACTTCACGTTCTTTAACATCGGGTAGTGCCATGCAATAACAAACACCACGGCGACGGCGGCCACGACCAACGCGCCGCATATTGTCTGGGGATGGATCAAGGGTGAAAAAATAAGAAGCGCGGTTAAGCCAGTCGATGGCCCCATTGACCGCTATAATCGGCACTCCGCGCGGCGCAACAAAGTTTGCGGCGCTTGGGCCACTGCCGACGATAATAACGCGATCACTGCCTCTAAATTTATTCTTGGGAAACATTGAATTGCACTGCTCCTACTTGCATTCAAAATATGTAAATCTGCGTGTTTTTTGCGGGTATCCAGGAACTGCTGTTGCCATTTTGAAATAGACACCTGCGTTGGATTCCGTAGTGCTTGAGGGTGCGCGCCATGCCAATGAAGGCCGTTTTGCAGAGAACAGTCATAGCCGACTAATACCACTACTTCAGCCCCTGATTCAGCAGCCAGACTGATAGCCTGCGCGCCGCTATTTACCCCTTCCGCCGGTCCACAATATCGCCTGTACTCCAACGAAAATGATTTCGCCGCCGCCAGGTTGGCTGTCACTTTGCGGAACCTCCCTCCCGGTATGGTGGAACCGTATTGCTTCCACCATGACAAATCACCGGCGTATAAGGCATAAATGTCATCGAACATCTGCCAGGAATTGTTAACCGCGATGATTGAACAGCCAGTTTTTTCTATAGCAGCACAGTCCTCACGAGTGAGTGACGGACCGCTACCGACACAAAAAACAGTCCTAGTCGCCCTGGGTGGTATGTTCATTCTCAGCTGCAAATTCAGCCTCCAGGCGAGCATTCATTTCAGCGATTACAGGGTCCACTACAGCATCTGTTTCCTGTTCATTACGCGGCATGACCGATGCCAGCGACTCATAATTAACCTTGGATGACACGATTATTCTCCCGATGTTAAAGTGCACTACCACAAAGAGCGTACATGCACTAATTAATTTATTATTTTAAGCAGCATGCAACCACTTATCGCCGTTCAATACATGCTCAATAGCCTCACCCTTTTTAAGACTTATGTATTCCAGGATGGCGGTAATCGCTTGTTCTGCACCGTACGCAAGAACGACGTAGTAACCTTCCTCTCTAAGCCTGCGCATCCAGGCGATCTGCTCTTTCGTCGGGGCTTTACCATTTGGTTCTTTAAGCTCAATTCGCATGCCGTGATAAATACCGCATGCTTTATCGAGACTCATGTCCGGATAACCTTTTTTCTGCCCTTCAGCCTTCATTTTCCCGGCGGTTGCTTTTGAACGTTTCCCTCCGTTAGGCGTTGCATGCAACAGCTCATAGATGTCAGGGTGCTTGCGTTCGAAGTAATCAAAAATGAAAACCTGCTCGAAGTGCTCGCAATTTCCGTCGCGCAGGTCTGGGTTCTTTGCCAGTGCTGCAAGTGCCTTCGCATGTGGAGAAATTTCTTTTACCGGCGCAAGCGATAAGAATGGATCCTTTTTGGTTTTTGGCCTGGACCGCCCCTTATTTCGACGCTCACTAAAAGCCTGAAACTCTTCCTCAGTAAAGCGCAACATAATCAGTCAAATCCTGCCGGTCGCATGCCATATTTACGCTGTTTTGCAGCCTGCTCTTCCCTGTGCCATTGCGCACACTCAGCGTCACAATAGATGCCTGATTCGATCGGTTCATTGCAGTAACGACACTTCCCTGTAAATACCTGGCTCACGACCTGTGCCTGCTTTCTGATGTTATCGATGGCCATGTCTTTGAGAGCTTCTAATTGATTCATGCTCAGCTCTGCATCATCAACACGTTCTGCCAATTTTGTTTCCTCGTGAAGAACCTACTTAAGGGCAGAATGATACATTTCACAATCAAAATTGCACTAATAATTTTCTTTTATTGAGTTAAATATTCAACAAATGACTAGCGATAGAATCACCATCATCTATTTCTGGCAGGCTGACTATGGCTACATCAATCACTACAACCCAAAGCACCCGGCAATATCCTCTGTCGCGGTATGACGACCGCAACATAGCCGATCCAATACTCAGGGCAGAGCTGCGCAAAGAGGTGATGCTTATGTGTGAATCGAACGACAAGAATCTGACGATTTATTACGTTCTTCCCGATGAGCAATATCGCCCGGATTTGCTGGCTTACCGTATGTGGGGCATAGCAGAGCTACGCTGGGTTGTGACGCTCGCCGCCGGGCTTGAGGATGAGTCTCAGGGTATGACTGTTGGCAAAAAATTAAAACTCCCACCTGCCACATGGATCCGCGAAATGATTCGCCATTTCCAATATGACGGCCAGGTGATAGGGACATTATCCATTGCGTAAGGGAAATGAATGCCAACTGAATATGCTCGCGACAACCTTGGTCGCTATCAGACTGATGGATTAAGTGCAAAAGACTTTAACAAGGTCTTCGATCTTATCCGTAAACAGCAGCGTCAGAATCGGCGAAACGCGCGGCGTACACTCACCCCAAGGATTATGGGGATGCGTAACCGCGAACTTGAGGCATTCCTCAGCCTTGGGAAAAAGAAAGATGGCACCTACTTTACGCCCGAAGATATACGCAGTTTCAACACCTCAAGGCAGGCTCATAAAACCAAATTCAAGAGCACGGTACCAGGCATTACCTATGCTCAGCTGGTGGCGCAGTCCACCAGCATTGATATAAAACGCGCTAACAACAAAGTTTCTGATGGCACAGGGATCAAAGCCGCGACATTCCTCGGGCTAAAACACAACCTTGCATTGATATCTGTTAATGCCTCGGATGAGTCGGTACACCAGCATCACCGTGTCAGAATTCGATTTGAGGAATGGGATAAAGCCGTTGAGGAAATTGCTGAAGACGGTGCGAAAAAAGCCCGAATCGCTGCCGATCTCTGCAAGGGCCGGGTATCTTTCGACTGTGATTGTGGACGCCATCAATACTGGTATCGTTATATGGCCACGGCTGGTAACTATGCTGTCGCGCCGCCAAAAGAGTATGCATTCCCCAAAATCCGCAACCCTGATCTGACAGGTGTGGCTTGCAAACATGTTTTGCACGCTATGACACGTTTTCAGTCTCCCACATGGCACAAGGCCATCATTATTGCCCTGGAAAAAGCAGCTGAACAGGTAGCCTTCGGCGATGACAAGCGGAAGACAACAACCTATTTCAAAGGTGAACTGGCTAAATCGCTCGCGCGCAACCGGACAACAACGACGGATCAGGCTAAAGCTGCGCGTGAGTATGAGCTGTATCTGAAATCTCAGGATGCATTAGGCAAAAAACTACGCGCCAAAGATAGCGCCACGGACAACGTTCGCCGGTTGTTAAAAAAAGCTCGCACCACGGCAAACAGGAAGAATGCCGAACTAAAAGCCTCGCGGGAGAGGGAAGCCCAGGCTCGCGCTGAAGCCGACGCTCTCAAAAAAGCCCTGCAAACGCAGGCGAACAACCTCATAAAGTTTTTCATGAGTCAGGGAATGGACAAGGCCGCTGCCACTGCGCAGGCGCGAAGCATTCTTGAGACACAAATTAACGAAGCCCGTAAACGGAAAGGATAATCGATGGCTGGTTTCTTTGATGACATGTTTGAGGACACAGAACCATCACAACAAGTGACTGGTGATAACCTCCCGGACACCGAATCGGATCCGGATATTCCAGGCGAAGGTTCTGAACTGATTGAAGAGGAAGATATTGATGCTGAAATCGAAACCGATGGTGTTAACGTTGGTAATATTGTTGATCCTGTGGAGGACAATCACCTTCCCAATCTGGATCACGGCCTGCTTAGTGATTCTGGTGTGCGCCACCGTTATCAAGGTCATGCAGTTTTTAATAACCTTGTGCGGATGGACTGGCTCAAAGCAATCAAGCTAGACCCTGACTCATTCGATGCGGTTCTGTATCGCGCAATACCTTACAGAGACAAAAATGCACCTGAAACGGCATCTGAAATAATAGAACCGAACCAACGCATATATGACTATCAGGATCCAGAACTGATAACGGCCCTCGACTGCCCGGATGAGATGGACGCCTTCTACGCGCTATACGACGGCAGTGATAATACGGGAATTAGCGACAGTGCTTTAATCCTTCGGTTAGCTGCCGTCAATGTGCCAGTGGGTTCTATGCTCGAATGGCTGGAACAGCTGTCAGACGGCACAACCATTCGCCGCTTCTGGTACATCCATAAAATATTCAATTACGGCACTGCCAGGGTAGGCAGTTTGTTTTATTGCGTGCCTTCACGCGCCTTTGAAGGGAATTTCATCGGTGATTCTGAATAATCAGGAATGGCTACTGGCCATCTTTAAGAAAAAAGGTCTTACTCCAACTGGTAAGCTGGAATTTGCCACTATTGATGGCATTGATTCGGCGCTCGCACAGGCTTTAAACGAAGCGTTCGACTCACAAATTGTCAGCTTTAATGATCGCATTAACCAGTCGTTCCGGGAGTTCCTGAAACGCACACCAAGAGATCGCATAACGCTCGGCACTTTTAGTGATGTGAAGGAGTGGTTGTCGTCATTTGAAGCCGATCGCGCCGGGCGCAAAGATACAGCCTCTGCTGGCCCGGTAAATAAGCTGGCAATGCCGCTTGTGAATCTGTCTCGTTCTCCCGCATTTTCAATTTATGAAGGTGAACTGTGCCGGGATAATTACGATGAAGGGCATGTCACCAATGAAAATGATGAGATTGAAGCCCTGGTATCGACTATCCCTTTCTCACTGGAATATTCGCTATGGATAGCCAGTGACGAGAAGGAATCTCTTGGGATGGTTACAACTGCATTAGCATTCTGGCTACGAATGTATGCCAGCCTCGGGCAGGCATCTTTCACTCACACTGCCAATGTCGGCGGTTATGAGATACCGGTTACCTGTTACATAGAAGGGCAAAAATCAATCGCATTTCAGGATCTGACCACCGGCACCGCCGACAACAGGCTGTTCGCGGTTGGATTGAACCTCACAGTAGTGGCGGAGCTTCCTATCCTGGCTTATATGCAGCAAACCACCGGCACCATAACGGTAAAAGCGAAAATTCTGGAGGAATGAGATGGCCACAAAGACCACCACAGCCCCGGAAACTGATTCAAAACGCACTCAGCTATTCCTGCAATCTGTTTCAATTGGGCAGAACGAAATCCCTCGCGAAATGATCGTAGGATGTACCTATGTCGAACCCGGGGAGCTATCTGGTCCCCAGCTTATGCTCATGGTCAGGGATTCAACGGCTTACGTGGTCAATAAGCTGGGGGTGAAATTTGGGACAATACTGACCGTTTCACTTGGTGATCCGGAAGGTCATGGCGGCATCCTCTTCTCGGAAGAGTTCTTTGTTCTTAAAGCGCCGCGCAAGGACGATACTGTACTGATTTACGCGTTTAGTAACCCGGTGCGGTTATTAAAAGTTCCGTCCACCAGCGCACAGTATTTTGTTGATAAGCCCCCATCAGCCGTAGTTTCCTCTCTTGCCCCTGGTCTGAAGGTAAATGCTGACTCATTCAGAAAAACATCCACATACCACCTAAATGTTGGAGAAAAACCGACCAAGGTATTGCAGGAGATAGCCCGGGATACCGGTTCTATGTGCTGGGCATCCAGGGGGACGATCAATTTTAAAAGTATGGAAAAAATGGCAAACGCAGCTCCATCGCTTACTTATGAGTCCGCCAATCCCAACACATCCGGATTTACAATTAGTCAGTTCAACATCCTGAATGCCGATTATGAATACCAGCGCCGCCACAATTACAGAATGGCCAGTTATGACATGACCAAAGGTGTGGTTTACTCAGGTAACCAGGAAGACCCCATTAAATTTACGAGCAATCCCGATCCTACCGCGCTGGCGAACTACAACAAATTCATTCTCCCCCGCCTCGATATGCTGGTGGAAGGAAATGCTGCGCTAACTCCGGGTACGACGCTGAAAATTGTCGTGCATAACACGGCAGGTGACGGAGAACTCGATGAATCTATCCCTGACAAAATGATAGTGATGTCCGTGACTCATTTCGAAGACCGCTTTCGTTTTGTCAGCCGTGCACAGTTAGGAGTGGTGAATGGGTAGTTTGACAGGGAAGTATCGGGCTGTAGTGGTAAGCGTCGATGACCCTAAAGGTCTGATGCGTACACAAATACGCGTTGTCGGCATGATGGATGGGTTACCAGATGCCTCATTGCCGTGGGCAGAAGCTATATTGTCCAATGCAAACACATTTTCACCATTTCTGCCCGGCGATAAAGTATGGGTAGAATTTCCCTACAATGGGGATTCTCGATGGCCATTGATAATCGGTTATGCACAGGATGCATCCGGTGGCGCTCCCAATGTGCCGCCTGAAGCGTCAGGACAAGGTGAAGGCTATGTACCGCCTGAAGTCGAAGGTGCACCAGCACAACCATCAACCAGCGCCAAAAAAGACTTTATTTCGTCGCGGAACGGACTAATGGAGGTCCGGACGGCGGGCGGAGCCTGGGCCGTTACGCACTTGAAAAGTGGAACAACAATCGGGTTCAACGAGGCCGGGGAGTTGTATGCCATTTCTCAAGGTCCGGCATTCATCTCTTCCGCAGGAAATCTCGATATAAAGTCAGGCGCGGATGTCGCCCTGAAGGCGGGGGGAAGTATGGCGATAGAGGCCAGCGGGAATCTATCCATAAAAGCCGCTCAAGTCTCTGTTGACAAGGCTTAAGAAAAGCCCGGCGTTCGGGCTTTTCTGTTATGACGGGTTCAATTTTTTATCCGTTACCGCGCGACGGTTTCTGCGTGATAAACGTCTCAAGCATCTTTTCCGCAATTGCCGACCAGGTGTGACACTGGACCTTTTCAGCATTTTTCACGCGATCAACGCGAGCAATAACCTCATCCCAATCAATCCGCGACTTGATAACCATATGGTTCACCAACTCCAGGCGATCCGGCGGAAGGCAATCGGGCGGCGTTAATATCAACGCTCCACACATTGCCGCCTCAAGAACAGTTAATCCAAGGCTTTCGGGATGCGTAACGATAAAAACGTCACTCTTACGCAATTCAGCTGCAAATTCGGTTGCTGGCACCGGCGTCCGCCTGTATGGAGTTACCGAAATATTCCCCGGATCAATGGTAACCAATCCGTCATCAGTCAACGTTCTGGCCTCATACGGAACGGTCAGACGCTGAAGGTTCATAAGGATACTTAAGGAGTGATCAAAACCACTAACATCAAATGCAGCGTGGTCTACAAAAATACGCAGAACATCGTCCGTTTTGGTTTCCAGATGGAACAGCTCCTGATTCGCTGCCCATCCAACATGTTTGTTAAAGCGATTATGACGTTCTAACCGACCGGGATTATCCAGGTACCGCCAGGTATCATCGCGGACAGTAAAAGTAATATCGACTGGTGCCGAATCCAGCATAGAACCGTCATATACCTGGGCTACCCATCCAGAGAATCGGCGACACAGTTGCATGCCTATTTCCCTGGGTACCGTAGTAAAATACCTCAATCCTGGTGCCAAAATGGCCTTCGCAGAACATGCTGTCGCAGCAGTCAACACAGCTTCAACATAATCCTCGGGGCTTTCGACGCCAGGGGAATATGGACGATGGTATTGCAATGTTACCCCTGCCTCACTAAAGGCGCAGGCCAGGTTATAAGACCACATTTCCGTATATGTTTTCACATCACTGATGGCTGCAAATTTTCGCCCAATGATCAGGATGTTCATCGGCTTTTCCTCATTCCATTGCATTAATAATCCTCTTGCCAGTCAGCACCGGCATAGTTATCAAACCGTGAGTATTGGCCGTTAAAAGCCAATCTCACCGTGCCAATTGGGCCATTTCGTTGCTTTCCGATAATTACCTCGGCAATGCCCTTCATTTCGCTATCCGGGTGATAAACTTCGTCGCGATACAGAAACATAATCAGGTCTGCGTCCTGCTCAATTGCTCCTGATTCACGTAAATCTGAATTTACCGGTCGTTTGTCCGCACGCTGTTCAAGCGATCGATTAAGTTGTGACAATGCCACCACCGGTACTTGTAATTCCTTCGCCAACGCCTTCAGTGAGCGAGAAATCTCGGCAATTTCCAGCGTTCGGTTATCTTGCAGCTCGGGGACGCGCATAAGTTGCAGGTAGTCGATCATAATCATGCTCAAACCACCATTTTCTTTATAAACACGACGAGCGCGGGAACGTAGCTCTGTCGGCGTCAGGGCGCTTGAGTCATCAATAAAAATATTCTGCTTGTCCAACAGAATACCCATTGCGCCAGAAACCCGCGCCCAATCCTCGTCGTTAAGTTGCCCTGTCCGAATACGAGTCTGATCAACGCGTGCAAGAGAAGCCAGTGAGCGCATCATCAGCTGGTGGCTCGGCATCTCAAGGCTAAAAACCAATACGGGCTTATCGTTACGAACTGCGGCATTTTCGACGAGATTCATCGCAAACGTGGTCTTCCCCATAGATGGGCGGGCGGCGACAATGATGAGATCGGACGGCTGAAGCCCTGCCGTCTTCTTATTGAGATCGGTAAATCCCGTATCAAGCCCCGTTACACCATCATGTGGTCGCTGAAACAACTCTTCTATGCGAGATACCGTTGCATCGAGAATGCTGGCGATATCTTTTGGACCACTACCGCTCTTTTGTCGTTTTTCAGCTATTTCAAAAACGCGGCGCTCGGCCATATCCAGCAATTCATTGCTGCCCCTGCCATCCTGCACATATCCAGCTTCGGCTATTTCATTTGCGACGGAAATCATTTCACGAACAACCGCGCGTTCACGAACGATATCCGCATAAGCACAAATATTTGCCGCGCTAGGCGTGTTCTTTGACATCTCCGCAAGGTACGCAAAACCACCGGCGCGTTCTAATTTACCGTTCTGTTCAAGTGCTTCAGCAAGTGTTATCAAATCAATCGGTTTGCCATGACTTAATAACCTCTCCATCTCACTGAAAATTTCACGATGAGCACTGGTATAAAAATCATCAGCAACTATACGATCTGCAACTTCATCCCAGCGGCAGTTATCAAGCATTAAGCCACCAAGTACAGCTTGTTCTGCACTAAGGGAATTTGGCATGGATTCAAGAGGGGATGCAGACATTAGCACTCCACCCAGGCGTGCTGAATGTCAGATATAATCGGCATACTCAAATCACTCCTAACGATATGAGTCATCACCAGAAAATCAGGATTAATGCGCCGGACTCTTCCCGGCTGTCACACCGAATCGCCAGGATGGTGAATCCCTTTACCCGAGAAACAACAAACGGTGGCTTGCACATTCCGGCTACCTGGTTCGTTGCCTGAGCTAGGGGCAAGGTTCCCCCCTTTTAACGTCACCAGACCGCTAACGACGCATGTGCCAGACGCCGTGTTACAACCAAATATGGTAGCCCCTACCGGACTTGAACCGGTGACCGTGCGATTATGAGTCGCCAGCTCTAACCACTGAGCTAAAGGGCCGGATTACTGCCAATTTTGCTTACGCTTTTATTTCACCGGAACAAACGGAACAGCGGTATTACTGGTCATATACTGCGGTAATGTACCGTTCCATTTGTTGATCGCTTCCAACTCCATAACACCGGGGTTCTGGCGCAGAGCTTCACCACGTAAACGAATGGCATCAGCTTCGGCCTGAGCTTTTGTGCGAATAGCATCAGCCTGTCCGGCAGCTTCCGCGCGCAGCATGTTGGCCTCTGCTTCACGTTGTTTGACCTCTTGCTCGCGTTGCAGGGTTTTTTGGTTTGCCGTGACTTTGGCGTTAATACTGTCAATAACTGTTGGCGGGTATTCTGGCTTACCTACATAAGAGAGGCTCATCACCTGAATGCCGATTGGCGTCATTTCTTCCTGAATGTCTTTAAGGGCTGCATCAAGCAATTCAGATTTGCCACCGTCGATAAATTTGTCGGTGGTCATTTTGCTGGCTAACCGGTTCAGAGCATCTGCAACCTTCTGGCGTAGATCGGTATCAGTAATATCATCTACACCTTTGCGATAGGTCTGAAATACCGTTGTGACTTTTGCTGGATCAACCTTGTAGGCTACGCCGATGTGGTAACCAATGGTTGTTCCGTCGCTCATCTGGAAGCTGAACGGCTCATCGTATGTCTTCATTTGCTTAAAGGTCGGGAAGATATAAACTTCAGTATTCAAGCCTGTCCAGTAGCGACCAACGCCAACTACTTCACCGATACCTTTATCATCCCCCAGCTTATTTACTTTGATCCCTACGTTACCTGGCTCTACCCGATCGCATCCGGTCAGACATAAAGAACCCAAAATAATCGCTGCACTAATCAACGTTTTTTTCATTAATTAATTTCCTGGTTTTTTCACGAAAAAAGACTACTGCGAAAGCCGGGTAAATGAGCGCGAGAAGGACTCCCAACAATACAAGTATTGTGCTGTTAGGGAAGGTGCGAATAAGCGGGGAAATACTTCTCGGCTGACTCAGTCATTTCATTTCTTCATGTTTGAGCCGATTTTTTCTCCCGTAAATGCCTTGAATCAGCCTATTTAGAC